TTCCGACGACAGTTTTAGTCGAGGCGCTGACCCGCTGCCATCGGATGAGGTGCTGCGCACGCTGCCCTGCTTTGGCGGGCTTGACCTTGCCAGCACGCAAGACCTGACCGCCTTCGCCATGCTGTTTCGAGACGATGAGGCGAATTGCTTTTACCTCAAAGTTCACCAGTTCGTGAACTCGGAAAAGGCCGAAAGCAAAAAGTTGTCGGCGGGCATCGACTACCTGCGGTGGGCAGAGCAGGGCCACATCACCGTCATTCCCGGCAACACCACCGACTACCGTTACGTCAAGGAGCACATCGTGCGGATGGCGGCGCAGTACGACCTGCGAGCGGTGGGCTACGACCCGCGCTTCTCGGCTTACATTGTAAGCGAACTAACGGCGGACAACATCGAGATGCGGCCGATGGCGCAGAACATCACCACCATGAACGGCCCGACCAAGGAGTTTGAAATGGAGATGCTGCGGGGCAACATTGTGCATGGCGGCAATGAGGTGCTGCGCTGGCAAATCGGGTGCGCCGTGGTCTACACCGACGTCAACGAAAACAAGCGCGTGGTAAAAGAAAAGTACAGCGAGACAAAAAAGGTGGACGGCGTCATTGCGTCCATCATAGCCATGAACGAGTACATCCACCACCGCACCAACGGCGGGTCGGATGAACTGTTCACGGTAATTTCGCTGTGACTACATTTGGCTCATGGCATTTTGGGACAACATTTTCCGCGGAGCCAAGCCGGAGCAGCGGGCGCGCGTCGGCAAGTTCGACAGCCAAACGATTGCCCGCGAGATGGGCATCACCTACCGCAACCACGTCACCGTGTCGCCGGAGGGCGCCCTGGCCATCTCCACCGTCTACGCCTGCATCTACCGCATCGCCTCCACCTGCGCATCCTTGTCGCTCAACATCTACGAGCGCGACGGGCGGGAGGTCACCCTGGCGGAAAGTCACCCGGCCTACGACCTTGTCAAGTACACCCCCAACCCGCATCAAACCGCATACGAGTTTTGGGAAAACCTGTACGTGCAGGCGCTGATGCACGGGGTGGGTTACGCTATCATCGAGCGCGACAATCGCGGCAACCCGATCACGCTAAACCCCGTTCACTACTACGACGTTGAACCAAAGGTCATCGACGGCGAGCGGGTGTTCAGCGTCAAAGACATCGGGGTCATCTTTCCAGAAAATATGCTTGAACTTTGCAACATGGGGCGGTTGTCCCCTTTGCGGGTTCACTCGGAAAATATGGGTCTGGCCAAGGCGGTGCAGGACTACGGGTCGGACTACTTCGCCAACGGCGCCCGGCCCACGGGCATCTTGACGCCGGCCAACCCCATGAAGAAGGAGCAGCTGGAGGCGCTGCGCGAATCGTGGCAGTCGGCCACCAGCGGGGTGAAGATGCTGCCGTATGATATGCGGTATCAGTCGCAGTCAATCCCACCGGAGGAGGCGCAGTTCATCGAGACGCGCAAGTTTCAAGCGGAGGAAATATGCCGCATCTATTCGGTGCCTCCCGACCTGGTGCAACTGCCCGGCAAGTCCACGTTCAACAACGTCGAGCAGCAGCACATCCAATTCGCCCGGCACACCATCACCCCGTGGGCTATTCGCTTGTCGCAGGAGGTTGACCGCAAGTTGGTGCAGCCGTTTGACCGCCCGCAGATTTACAGCCGCCACGACATGACCGACCTGTTCCGTGGCGACATGGCCGCCCGCGCGTCGTTCTACCGGGAGATGCTCAACACCGGCGTGCTATCTATCAACGAAGTCCGAGCCAAGGAAGACCTTAACCCCGTGGCCGGTGGCGACACGCACACGGTCGCAGTCAATCAAATCGCGCTGGACACTTTCCAAGCGTACAGTGCTAAAATCAGTAGCAATGAAAACACAGGAGGAATTTGAAAAAGAAATCCGCGCAGCCTACGGCGACAACGTCGAACTGCGCGTGATGGAGGTGCGGGCCGCCGAGGGTGAGCGCCGCATCGAAGGCTACGCCGCGACGTTCAACGACGTGACCGACCTCGGTTACTTCCGCGAACAAATCGCGGTGGGCGCCTTTGACGGCCACCTTGCCGACGACGTCCGGCTGCTCATCAATCACACCGGCGTGCCCCTTGCCCGCACCACCAACGGCACCCTGCGGTTGTCTGTGGACGAGACCGGCCTGCGCTACGAGGCGCAGCTGGCGGACACCACCGAAGGTCGCGACCTGTACACCCTCATCAAGCGCGGTGACATTAGCCAGTCATCCTTTGCGTTTAGCATTGAGGAAGAGTCGTGGGACAACAAGGCAAACCTGCGCACGGTCAACAAGGTGGGCCGCCTGTACGATGTCAGCCCCGTGACCTACCCAGCCTACGCCACCACCACTGTGGCCGCCCGTAACGCTGCAGCAGCCGCACAGGAGCCAGCGCCTGAGCCTGCGCCCGCACCAGCCCCAGCGCCTGAACCCGAAAAGCAAGAAGTCCGTAAATTGGCCCCAGAAAAACCCCCCGTAAAAATGAATCTTAACGAACTCAAGGCGCTTCGCGCCAAGCACTACGAGGAGCACGTTGCCCTTGTAGAGACCCCCGAAAAGGAAGGCCGTCCATTGACCGATGCTGAAGAGCAACGCGCCGATTGGTTGGTCGCCGAAGTTGCCAACTTGGACAAGCGCATCAAGCACCGCGCAGATCACGAGCAGATGGTGGCCCGCGTCGCTTATACCGGCACGGCGTCGCAGTCGGAGAAGCGCGAAATCGAGCGCGTCAACGGCCACTTCTCCTTGTCGCGCGCCATCCTCGCCGCCGCTAATGGCCGGTCGTTGGAGGGAGCCGAAGCAGAGTGGGCGCAGGAAGCCCAGCGCGAGATGCGCGGCCAAGGCTTGCAGGTTGTTGGTCAGGTGGCTATTCCCACGAAGGCTCTCTACCGCGCTTCTGCCGACAATTTTACCGCCGGCGCTTACGGCGCGACGACCGACGGCGCGGCATTTGTGCCCGTAAACGTCGGCGCGGCCATCGAAGCGTTGCGCGCTCCGTCTGTCATTGAGCAGTTGGGCACCACGGTAATTACCGGCGCCACCGGAAACTTGAAGTTCCCGCGCGTCAGCGTAAAGGCAACCGGCGTAGCCGAGGGCGAGGTAGACGCAAACGCTGCAGCCGGCCTTGAGATGGACGAGGTCACGCTGTCTCCGCAGCGCGTCTCCGCCAAGACGACCTATTCAAAGCAACTGCTTTTGCAGGGCGGCGGTCAGGTGGATTTGGTCATCGCGCAGGAATTGCAAAATGCAATGAACGCTTTCATCGACACGAAAGCATTTGACACCTTGGACGGCGCGACCATCGACAACCAGTCGACGGACGGCAGTACGACCTTGACCGCCGCCATTGCAGTGGCTATGGAAAGCGCGGTGTTGGCCGCTGGAGGAAACCTCGCCGCAGCCCGCTACGTCATGTCGCCCTCCGCTTACAAGTTTGCAAAGAACTTGGCGCAGGTGGCTTCTGTGTCCGCTCTGTACGACTTGGCATCAAACACCTTCAATGGCTACCCAGCTGTGGCTACGCCGTACTTGGTAGATGCCAGTTCAAACGTTGGTCAGATGCTGTTCGGCAACTTCCAGCAGGGCTGCATCCTCGCCTATTTCGGCGGTATCGACCTGCTCGTTGACCCATACAGCGCAGCAGGCAACGCGCAAATTGTTTTGCACGTCAACCGCTTCTTTGACTTCGACATCCGTCAGGCAGGCGCATTGTCGAAAATCGTTGACATCAACGCGGCGTAAGGTTAGATTGGTTGTTGGTTGGGAAAGCCGGGGCATCGTCCCCGGCTTTCTTATTTTTACCCCATGATGCGCATCAAAATCACCGGCTCGGCATCGCTCGACGACATCATCACCGTGGCCAACCTCAAGGCGTTTCTTCGCGTAGATCACAACGACGAGGACACCTACATCACGGCGCTGCGGCAGGTGGCTATCAACTACATCGAAACCATCACCGACACCCGCCTCGGCGACGTTTCGGCGGTGGGCTACCTCGACAGCTGGTATCCGGCCACCTTCCCCGTCGGCCCGGTGCAGAGCATCAGCAGCATCACCTACCTCTCAACGGCCAACACGACCCAAACCTTGGGCGCGTCGTTTTACTACACCGACCTGAACGTGCAGCCCGCCCGCATTCGTTTCGTCTCGCCGCCCGACCTGTACGACGACGCGCTCGCCAGGGTGCAAATCAACATGGTCATTGGCTTTCCGGAGGCGAGCATTCCGCCGCCAATGATTCAGGCGGTGCGCCTGCTCGTCGGGCACCTGTACGAGAACCGCACAGAAGAGGTTACAGGCACTATCACCACCCGCCTGAAGGTTGGTATCGACGCGCTCGTCTCACCTTTTAGAACGCTGCTATGAAGTTCGGGCGCATGGATTCCCGCATCACAATGCAGCGGGCAACCGAGGTCATCGACGACTACGGCCAGAGGCAGTTCACGTGGGCGACGCTGGCCACGGTGTGGGCGGATGTCATCTACCGCGAGGGGTCGGGGAACGAAAGCGTGCAGAGCGCGCAGATTATGTCCAAGCAGCCGGTGCATTTTGTCATCCGCTACGGGTCGGGGTGGGCTGACGTGAACCCCAAAGACCGGGTCAGCTACAACAGCAAGTTGTACAACATTGAGGCCGTGCAGGAAATCGGACGAAACGAAGGTCTGCGCCTCACCTGCACCATACGCGAATGAGAATTAGCGCATCCCTCGACGGCGTCGACCGGACGACGAAACGAATCAACCGCGCCGTCACCTACGGCAAGTTGAACCGCACGGAGGTGGCCGCCTCGTACCGCAAGGTCAGCGGCATTTTCATCCGCAAAGCGCGGTCGATGACCAAGGACTACCCGACCACCATCCGCGTGCGCCGGGGCAAGACCGTGCCGATGGACATCGAGCCGGGCACGCTGCGTCGGTCGTTCGGCAACTGGCACCCGTCGAAGAAGTTCCCCACCATTCTGGCGGGGCCGAGGGCCAACCACCCCATGGCGCGCAAAGTGCAGGACAACGCCGACGGATGGTTTGCGCACATCGTAGAAGAGGGCGATTTCAACGACTACTTCGGAGGCAACCAGAAGAGTCACCCCAACTACAAAGTGACCGAGCGGGCGATTAAGGCGACCAAGGAGCGGATGCGGCAAAAGCTGTACGGCGAGATAAAGAAGAACTTCCTAAAGTTTATGAGATGATTGTCGGCAAAGCCATCTACTACCTGCTCACCAACGACGCAAACATTGCGGCCTTGGTGGATGATCGCGTCTACCCGGAGATTGCCAACCAGCAGGACGCCAAGCCGTACGTCGTTTACAACGTGCGCAGCAACGACCCAAGCGACACGCAGAAGGGGCCGAGCGAACTGGACACGGCGGCCGTCGAAATCAACTGCTACGCCCCCACCTACGAGACGGCCATCGCTATCAGCGTGGCGGTGCGTGCTGCCATCGACCGCGTTCAGGGGACGTACAACGGGGTCAACGTACAGTCGTGCCAATACCAGTCGGAGGTCATGGGCTTCGACGAGCCGCAGCGCCTGTACCGCGTCATGGCCGACTACCAAGTCCGCATCCTGCGCAGCGACGTGACCTTGCCGCAAGTGATGATTGACGCCGGAGCATACAACCTCGACGACCTGTCCGACGTCAACGCACCCAACCCCACCGATGGGCAGGCGCTCATCTACGACGACGCCACCAGCACGTGGATTCCGGGCGATGTGAGCGCCACCCTCGCGGCCTTGACCGACGTGGCGCTTGACGAACCGCTTGATCGCGAGGCTCTCGTGTACGACGAGGCCACCACCTCATGGATAAACGGCGGCCCGGCGAAGGTGGATGTGCCCGTCTTCAACAATACATTCAACACAATCACCAAAGGCCAGGTCATTCAGTTCGGCAACAGTGCGCAGGGCGACCGCATGGGCATCACCCTGTTCAGCGCCACAAGCATCAACGACCCCAAGGGATTGCTCGGCATCGCGTCGGAAA